TATGTGGATGTGTTCAGAAACGGTGTGCGCTTGGCTGCTGCTGACTTCACGGCTACAACAGGCACAACCATCGTCTTGGTTAACCCAGCCTCTGCTGGTGACACGATCACCACGGTGTCGTTTTTTGTGTCGTCGGTGTTAAATGCTATCCAGCAGTACAACGGTTTGAGCGTCAACCAAGTGTTGACATCGCCTACGGCTAACACGCTGACCAGCGCCTCGGGTTCGTCACTGCAACTACAAACAAACGGCGGCACAACAGCGGTAACGTTGGACACATCACAGAACATGGGTTTAGGTGTTACGCCTAGTCCTTGGATTAGCACATATAAAGCATTGGAATTTGGCTCTGGTTCAATTGTTCATCCCGGTAGCGCTACGAATTTCCAGATGGCAATGAACGGCTATGTAAATAGCGGTGGTTCTTGGACATACAAAGCCAATGGCTTTTCTTCTTTGTACGCACAAAACGCTGGCGCACACGCTTGGTTCAACGCACCATCAGGCACAGCAGGTAACGCCATCACCTTCACCCAAGCAATGACGCTTGATGCTAGTGGGAATTTGTCTCTTGGATTTACGGGGGGAGCTGCTAGGTTTGAAGCCCGTGGGCCGATGTATGTACCCGCTGCAAACTTTAAAGCACTTGTAAGTCTTAATAGCACAGATGCATTCGGTACTAACGTTGGAGCAGGAATTACTTTAGGGGGCGCTTACGACACCAGTCTTAGTACCACATTTGCTCAAGTGGCGGGTATTAAAGAAAACGCAACTGCTAACAACTACGCTGGAGTGTTGGCGTTTTACACACGCCCCAATGGTGATACGTTACAAGAACGTGCCCGTATCGACTCCAGCGGTAACTTGCTGGTGGGGCAGACTGTTCAAAACGGGAATGTTGTTGGTTTTAGTGTTAGCCAAAACGGGGTTGTGAGAACTGCGGCATCCGCATCAACCAATGCGGCATCAACGTGGGAAACATATTCAACTGGCGCAAGTGCGTATCGTTTTTATGTTGGTTTTGGCGGTCAAATTTATGCCACTAGTACATCCATCGCAGGGATTTCAGACCAACGACTGAAAGAAAACATTCGTGATTTAGACGATGGCCTTTCTACTGTCATGGCTTTACAGCCACGCAAGTTTGATTGGAAAGAAGGTAAAGGCGCTGACACAAAAAATGTTCGTGGGTTTATCGCTCAAGAGTTTGAGCAGGTTTTCCCTGACCTCATTGACGAGTGGAAAGACCCTGCACCAGAAGGTGAAGAACCATACAAGTCAGTTCGTGCAGACCTAATCCCTGTGTTGGTCAAAGCCATCCAAGAACAACAAGCCATCATCCAACAATTACAGGCTGATGTAGCCGCACTGAAAGGCCAAGCATGACCCTAGCTGTCTCAATCGCGCAATCAGGCGCAAACAATGTGACCATGCGTAACCGTATCATCAACGGTGCGATGATGATTGACCAGAGGAATAATGGGGCGAGTGTTACACCAGCAAACGACGCATACACCTTAGATCGTTGGCAAACAGTGGCGCTTCAAGCATCAAAATTTACGATTCAGAGAAACGCTGGCTCTGTAACACCCCCGGCTGGATTCTCAAATTATCTTGGGGTCACATCTTCTTCAGCATATTCTGTTTTATCTGGCGATACTTTTGCAGTGATGCAAGCTATTGAAGGATTTAACGCAACTGATCTTGCATGGGGTACTTTAAATGCGCAGCCCGTTACTATTTCTTTTTGGGTGCGCTCTAGTTTGACAGGCGTTTTCGGAGGCTCTTTGTGGAACGGCAGCGGAAGCCGTGGGTATGTTTTCACTTATTCCATCAGCAGTGCAAACACATGGGAATACAAGACTGTAACTATTGCAGGAGACACATCCGGTACTTATAACAGCACAAATTCAATTTTCACTCAGGTTCGTTTTGGCCTTGGTTCTGGCGCAACATTTTCTGGTACTGCTGGCTCTTGGGGATCTTCAAACCTTGTGCAACCAACAGGCGCAACATCAGTCGTAGGAACCAACGGCGCAACTTTCTACATCACAGGCGTACAACTGGAAGAGGGCACAACAGCCACAGCTTTCGAGCAGCGCTTGTATGGTCAAGAGTTAGCGCTGTGTCAGCGGTATTTTTATAAACTTGTTGGTGGCGGTAGCGGTAGTTTGTATCCAGCGATTGGGGCAGGGCACTGTGGGAGTGCAACTTCGGCTTTTGTGGTAATTCCATTTCCAGTAACAATGCGCTCTTCTGCTACAGCAACATTAAATGGAGTTATGTCAGTTAATTCTGGCGGGGTTGATTTCCCAGTCACAAGTCTTTCTACGCTTTATGGGTATGGTTCTGGTCAGTTTATAGCCCTTATTGTTTCTGGTGGCGGCATGACCACGGGCAGGGGATGTCTTGCTTATTGTGGACTTTCATCAAACGATTGGTTTCAACTATCTTCGGAGCTGTGATGTATCAGATTCTTTTGACATTCAAAGGCGAGTTTGGCGGCGTTCGCCGTTTATCAGATGGCGCTTCAATTCCCGCAGACCCCGCCAACACCGACTACCAGCAGTACCTCAAATGGCTTGAGGAAGGCAACACACCCGAACCCGCAGAGGAGCAACAATAATGCCGTTAACACAAGTTGACCAAGGGCTGCTGAGTTCAACAGCGCAGTACACAGGGTTTAAGAACCGCATCATCAACGGTGCGATGGTGATTGACCAGAGAAATGCTGGTGCAAGTGTTTCTACCCCCACAAACAAACAGTATTGCTTAGACCGATGGGCTTTTTGGTTTAACGGAGGAGGCGGTTCAGCTGCGGCTACTGTTCAGCAATCTTCAGTGGCTCCCGCTGGTTTTGTTAATTCGATAGCAATTACTCAGGCAGCTTCTTATTCGCCAACAAGCGCCAACTACAACGTATTTGCACAATATATTGAGGGCTACAATGTAGCCGACTTTGGGTGGGGAACAGCAAATGCACAACCAGTTACTTTGTCTTTTTGGGTGCGTTCTAGCCTTACTGGAACATTTGGTGGTGCAATTTCAAATGGTGGGCAGACAAGAAGCTACCCGTTTACTTACACAATCAACTCAGCCAACACATTTGAATTCAAAACCATCACCATTCCCGGTGACACCGCTGGTACGTGGCTTACTACCACAGCAACGGGTATGCAGCTTTATTGGCAGTTAGGTGTTGGTTCAACATACCTTGGAACTGCTGGGGCATGGGCAGGGGCAGCATATCTTGGTGCAACAGGCGCTACACAAATTACAGCAACAAACGGAGCCACCTTCTACATCACAGGCGTACAGCTTGAAAAAGGCAGCACAGCCACCTCGTTTGATTACAGACCTTATGGTACTGAGTTGGCTTTGTGTCAGCGTTATTATTTTGCATATGCGGTTCCCGCCACTTGCCCTCAAGGTTTTGGTGGTATGCAATCAACAACTGCGGCGCGAATTATCTTTCCAAACCCCGTGCCAATGAGAGCAACTCCAACTTTTACATCTCTTGGTAGCTTGGGTATTGCATCTGGTGGAACAAGTTTTATTGCAAGCGCATCTTCTGTTCTTGGCATTAGCTCTGCTGGTGTACAAATGCAGTTTGATGTTTCTGGCGCAACAACCCATCAGACTTGTGTTTACCGAGATTCTGGCGGTGTAACTTTTTCAGCGGAGCTATAAATGTACAAACTTTGCCCTTTGGTTGACGGCGCACAAATGAGTGTTAAGCGGCTGGCTGATAACGCCTACATACCCTTCGACCCAGCCAACACAGACTACCAAGAGTATTTGAAATGGCTGGAAGAAGGCAACACGCCAGAGCCTGCTGACGAATAAAATAAACCATGTTCGGCCTATCCTCCTACGCTCAAGCACCGTATGCCAGCCTTGGTACGACGGTGTTTTTGGTATCCGTCGATGAAAGCGCGGCGGCGTACGATTTCGCGTATGTGGGAGTGCAGTTCACCAACCAGATTTTTGAATTTGCAAGCGGGCTTGACGACTACACACCAAGGGGCGACTTCAGTGCCATAGCTTCAGAGACAGCCAACGCGGCTGACTTCGTGTACCCCAACGTTGCGTTTATTGGTCAGGTTGCCGAGTCGGTTGCAGGAGTGGATACCCCGTCCGCTGCCGTTACATTTGGCGTGTCCGTTGCCGAAGCTGCCGCAGGGTCAGAAACCGTTGCCACAACGCAGAACTTTGCGGTGTTCATCTCCGAGTTATCCACCGGTGCCGACACCGTGCTTGGTGCGTATTTGTGGAACCTGATTAATGACAGCCAGACTGCAAACTGGCAAAATATCAACGACGCCCAGACACCCGGCTGGCAGACCATCAACGACGCCCAGAGCACCAGCTGGAACGTCATCAAGACCCAAACTTAAGGACGCAACATGCCTAGTTCCTATAACAATGCCCTACGACTCGAAATGATCGGCACCGGTGAACAAGCCGGTATCTGGGGCGAAACCACAAACAACAACTTGGGCACCTTGCTGGTGGACGCGGTAGCGGGCTACACCTCTGTGTCGATCACAAGCTCAAGCCAAGCGTTGACAGCAATTGATGGTTTGGAAGATCAGTCACGCAACGCCATGATTGCGTTGACCACGACCACAACTGCCAACTTCTCTGTGTTTATTCCCCGTAGCACGAAGACGTACATTTTCTACAACGCATCGAGCTATGTCGCAACGATTTACAACTCGACCGTTACAGGTAACACAACCATCGCCGGTACCGGCGTAGCCATTCCTGCGGGTAAAACAATGACGGTGTGGAGTGACGGTACAAACGTTGCCCAACAAAACACGCATCTGAACTCACCATCGTTCACGACCCCTGCACTGGGTACACCTACCTCTGGTGTGTTGACAAACGCTACTGGCCTACCGGTTGACACAGGCATTTCTGGTCTTGGCTCTGGCGTGGCCACTTTTTTGGCTACACCTTCTTCGTCCAACTTGGCTGCGGCTGTTACAGGTGAGACAGGTTCTGGCGCTTTGGTCTTTGCCACAAGCCCTACTTTGGTTACCCCTGCACTTGGGACCCCATCGTCAGGCAACTTGGCCAATTGTTCTTTCCCGACCCTGAACCAAAACACAACAGGCAACGCTGCTACGGCCACTTCCCCACAAAGCGGCGGTTCGTTCATCACGTCAAGCAACATTGGTAGCCAGTCTGTCAACTATGCAAACTCTGCTGGTGCTGTGGCGTGGAGCAACGTAACAAGCAAGCCAACCCTCGCAACCTTTGTAGGCTCATACAACACAGGCTACCTTGGTGATGGCGCTAACGGAAATAGAACATACGACATTTCTTACGCCTCAATTGGGGCTCCATCCGAGATACCGTTGGTAAAAGTTGATTTTGACTACTGGGTTTACTTTGGCGGCGGGGGCTTTGCTTGTGAGGTTAAGTTGGTGAGCCTTGGCTGGTACAACCCCAACCCCGCAAGCGGTACAACTGTGCTTCGTATTGTGATGAACATTAACGGCAGTGGTCAATCGTGGCCATTCAACTTTGTGTTTAGCATTTACAACTAAGGATTGATTATGTACAAAGTCATGCAAAACGGCCAAGTGCTTGGTGCTTACAACACCCCCGAAGAAGCAAACGCAGCCATCGTTGCACTTAAAGCACAAGGCCAAACTGGGCTTTCACTCTCTGTCGGCTAACCCAATGTGGACCCCTTCAGCCTTCTCATGGCAGCACAAGCAACCGTTGCGGCGATACGCAGTGGGTGTGAAATGCTTTCCCAAGGGCGGG